AGGAACTACAGAACCTGGTTCAGGATATCAAGCAGGAGCATCATACACAACTAGAGGTGTTAAAAAAGGAACAGGTGCTTCTGGACCACCTGGTTTTACGCCAAAATCAAAAACACCAACAGGAATAAACAGACCCGGTAGGGATTAATTAAGGAGAATAATATGGCAGAAGGAATGATGAATAATCCAATGGCAGCACCAGAAGGTGCACCTATGGACCAAGGGGCAGGAGGAATGCCTCAACAGGCAGTGTCTATGGAAGATGCTGTATTAGATATGCATCTTACACAAGATGTAAAAACAGCACTACAAGGAAAAGGTATTGATATATCTGCAGTAGCAGATAGAGGACCTAAAGAACCTGTAGTAGTTATACCAGTTTCGGTTATTGTTAATAAATATGGTGGAGCACCAGAAGAAGCCATGAAAAGTTTTGTTCAAGAAATGACACAAGGCGCAAATAACCAACAAGCTTCTGCAGGACCAGAAATGGCTGCAGCAGGAAATGTTCCTGGACCGACAGGTCTAGGGGCACCACAACAACCGATGGACAGGCGACCTATGACTGCTTAGTCGTAGCACCAACCCAATCACAGCACGGGCGACCTGCCCTTCCACAGCACCCAAAGGAGACTAGATGGAAGATACTACAAACGAAGAGATCCAAGAGGATCAAACTACAGAGGCTCTTCTCGAGCCTACACCTTATCAAAATAAATATAAAACAAAATTACGAGATGAGGAAGCAGACGCAACAGCCACCGTTTCAGAGGACACTTCAGATCAAGAAGCCACTCCAGATGAAGAACGCCCTGTCGATGCTGAAGAGAAAGTGTTTAAGAAACGTTATGACGATCTTAAACGACATTACGATTCTACTGTAAATAAGCATAAAGATGAAGTAGGTTCGCTTAAATCACAACTACAAGAACACGCTGATAAAATACAGCTACCCAAGTCTAAAGAAGAAATTGAAGCTTGGAGAACTAAATATCCTGATGTCTATGATGTTATAGAAACTATAGCATATACTAAGGCAGATGAAAAATCTAAAAAGATGGAAGCTAATCTTAAAGAACTTGAAACCCAACAGGTACAGGTTAAGAAAGAAAAAGCAGAAGTTGAATTAGCTTCGATACATCCTGATTACAATGAACTTAGAAAAAATGAAAGTTTTCATAAGTGGGTTGAAAATCAAGATTCAGAGATAAAGAGTTGGCTATATGATAATGACACTAATGCAAAATTAGCAGCAAGGGCTATTGATTTATATAAAATGGATCAAGGTATAACTAAGCAAAAAGCTAATAATAAATTAGAGGCATCAAAATCAGTAACTTCTACAAGTAAAAAAGAAGTGGATGTAAGCAACAAAAAAATCTGGAAGCTTAGTGATATTAGTAAATTAAAACCTAGTCAATATGAAAAATTTGAAAAGGAAATAGATCTTGCTAGAAGAGAAGGTAGAATTGTTAATGGCTAATCTTTAACAATCTTATAGGAGGATTAAATAATGGCAATAAGTAAAGCGGCAGGTTATGACAACCTACCTTCAGGTAATTTTTTACCTGTAATCTATAGCCAAAAAGTCCAAAAGTTCTTTAGAACTGCATCAGTAGTAGAAGATATTACTAATACTGACTATGCAGGAGAGATCGAAGCCTACGGAGATACTGTTAACATTATAAAAGAACCAACCGTTAGTGTAAGTTCATACACAAGAGGTGGACAAATCAACATCCAAAATCTGGCTGATGACCAAATCCAACTTACTGTGGACCAAGCTAATGCGTTTGCTTTTAAAGTTGACGATATCGAAGAAAGGCAATCTCATGTGAACTTTGAGTCTTTGGCTACATCTTCAGGAGCATATGCTCTTAAAGACTCATACGATGAAAACGTAATCGCAGCAATGGTATCTGGTGCAGGTACAACTATTGGCTCTGACGGTTCAGGTACAGACACAGGCTTCGGCTCATCTGAAACTGATCCATTAGAAATAATGGCTAATGCATCTAAGAGACTAAATGGTGCAGACGTTCCATTCGAAAACAGATGGTTTTTGGCAAGTCCAGAATTCTATGAAGCTTTAGCGAGTTCATCATCTAAATTATTAGATGCATCTGTAACAGGCGATTCTGCTTCCCCTCTACGAAATGGTAGAGTAATGGACGGTATCATTCAAGGCTTCAAATGTTATATGACTAATAACTTTGCAGCTTCATCAACAGCCAATTACTATAAAGTACTATTTGGTCATATGTCTTCAACTGCTACTGCTAATGCAATTGCAAAAACAGAAGTAATTAGAGACCCTGATTCATTTGGTGATATAGTAAGAGGACTACATGTGTTCGGTAGAAAAGTACTTCGTTCAGAAGCACTTATGGCTAGACACTTGTTAATCGACTAATAGGAGGAAATATAAATGGCAACAGTAAGTAAAGTTATTGGCGGAACAGCAGGTCATCCTTCTACTAGAAGGAAACCTTATTGGGTTGAAAACACAATAGACAATTCATTGTTTGACCCTGCAAACGGTGACATTATTCAAGCAATTAATGTCCCTGCAGAAACACTAGTTATTGCAGCAGGATTAGAAGTGCTAACAGCATCTTCTTCTTCTGTAACAATGGACTTAGGTATTACAGGTTCCACAGCAGGTCATAACGACCCAGATTGTTGGGTAGATGGTTATGATGCTACAGGAACAGGTCATGCACCAATGGATGCTACAGATGCTGCAGCAATGCTAATCTGTAAAGCGGCTGATACTATTGATGTATTAATCGGTGGTGCACAAGACCAAGCGGGTAAAGTCAGAGTATGGGCACTAATGTGTGACATTAGTGGTTCAGATGAGACTGCTTCCAACAGTTCATAATAATTAAAATAAAAGGGGGGCGTTATTGCCCCCCTTATACTATTGTAGAGGTATATAATGAAAAAATGGAATATGATAAATGGGCAAGTCACAGATACTGATAAAGTGATTTCTACAGGACAAAAGATTACCAAAATTTATGATGATGAAGAGTGTAATTGTTCTAACAAAATTGATAAACTAGAAAAACAAATAAAAGAATTAAATAATAAATTGGAGGCAATAATATTACTAGATAATGGCAACTTACTTAGCAATAACGAATAAAGTTTTAAATGAGTTAAATGAAGTAGAACTTACTTCATCTACATTTACTAGTAGCAGAGGTGTTCAAACTTCTGTAAAAAATTTTGTTAATAGAGCATTACATGATGTATATAATGAACTTGAAGAATTGCCAAGTTTGCATAAAGAAACATTTCAAGATACTAATGCAGGTCAAAGAGAATATGCGTTGCCTACTACAGATTCTCCACAAACAGGTGATGTGCAATGGAGAAAAATAGATTGGGATACAGTATATTTAAAACCTAAAGAGTTAGTAACTAATGGTGAATTTACTTCTAATATAAGTAGCTGGACTACTATTGCAGGATCAGGTAGCGCAGCATATAATAGTGGTGGAAATGGTAGATTAAGACTCAATGATTATGCAGCATATCAAGCAATAAGTACAAGAGTAAATACAGAATATAGATTACAAATAAAAGTATTTGATTCTAATAGCGTAGGACAAGCATTAAAAGTTCAAGTAGGAACTGCTGCAGAAGGTACACAAAATTTAAATACAACATTAACAGTAACTGATTTTGGAGAAGGGGCAGTATTAGATACGACTTTTACAGCTACTGCACAAACAAGTTATATAACTGTTAATAACACAGTTACATCTACTAATCTAGATGTAGACTATGTAAGAATATCAAGAAACATAAGTCCAAAAAGACTTAGATATATTTCTTATGATGATTATATTAGACAGTATGCAGAAACAGATAAAGCAAATATAAGTTCTGCACAAGGTGAACCCAAGTATATATATAAAACACAAAGTGGTAAATTAGGAATATCTCCTGTTCCTGATAGAGGGGATTATTCTATAGTTTATGAATATTTTAAAGAGCATACAGAACTATCTGCTTATGGAGATGTTCCAGATTTAGATGATAGATACGCAGGATTATTAGTAACAAGAGCAAGATATTATGCATATCAACTAAGATCTGATCCAGAGCATGCAATGATTGCAGAAAAAGAATTTAAAAATGGTATGAAAAGATTACGAGCAGACTTAGTAACTAAACAAGAATATATGAGAGACGAAAGAGTTAATTTACGCTATTATGGTAAAGGTGTTATGAGTGCCTAATACATCTCAACTAGCACCTACAGTTGTAAGTTGTTTTGGAGGTTTAGTATTAAATAAAGACGTATTTTCTATGAGACCTGGAGAAGCCCTTTCTCTACAAAATATGGAACCTGATATTGCAGGCGGATATAAAAAAATATCAGGAACTGCAAAATACAATAGTACTATAGTACCTCAAGTATCTGCATCTACAGAAAGATTAAATATGGTAGCTATTTTTAACGATATTATTGTAGCTGCAAGAGGAGGAACAGTATACACTGGAAGCACCTCTGGAAGTTGGACATCTAGAGCAACTAGTAAAAGTACTACATATACTTATGATTTTGATAAATTTAATTTTAATGGTACAGAAAAACTAATTGTCGCTACAGGCGCTTCTGCTGCTTTTACACTTGACACTTCATATTCAGAAGATATAATAAATGCTACAGGTGGTGGAACTGCACCAACGAATCCTAAGTTTGTAAAATCATTTGCTAATCATATGTTTTATGCAGGTATGTCAAATGCCATATCTACTGTACAGTTTTCTGGTCCTTTTACTGAAGACGATTTCGATACAGGTGGAGGCAGTATTGTAGTAGGTGCTACAATAACAGGATTAAAAGTTTTCCGTGATACTCTATTTGTCTTCTGTGAAGACAGTGTTTATAAAATAGTAGGGACTAGTTCAAGTGATTTTGCACTTGCAGAGGTTGCAAAAGATGTTGGCACTATAGCCCACCACTCTATTCAAGAATTGGGTGGAGATTTATTATTTTTATCTAAAGATGGTTTTAGAACTATTGCAGGTACAGAAAGAATTGGTGACGTAGAATTAGGAACAGTATCTAAACAAATACAAAAACGTATTACAGATATTGGGTATGATAATGTTACATCAATTGTTATTGGAGATAAATCTCAATACAGATTATTTTATCCACCAGATGGTTCTATTGAAACAAGTTGTAAAGGTATAATTGCAGTATTAAAAGCAAATCCTGAAACAGGAACATTAGGATTTGAGTATGCAGACCTAAAAGGAATTAAACCTGCTTGTTGTGATTCAGATTTAATAAGTAATGTAGAAACAACGATTTATGGCGGATATGATGGATATGTTTATAATATGGAATCAGGAAATGTATTTACATATGCATCTACAACAGCCAATATATCTGCATTTTATAGATCCCCTGATTTATCATTAGGAGATCCAGGAATAAGAAAAAGTATGCAAAGAGTATTATTGAATTATGAAGCTAATGATTCTATTGATACAGATACACAAACATTTCAATTGCGTTATAATTTTGAAGATACTAGTACTCCTCAACCTGCAGCATATGCATTAAGAGAAGGAGGAGGTCAAAATTTTTATGGAAGTGGAGCATACGGAACATCAATATATGCGGCAGAATCTGGTATACCTCTAGCAAGGCACTCGGTTGAGGGATCAGGATTTGTTGTAGCATTAAAATTAAATGATGCAAGTAGTAAAACACCAATATCTTTAAAAGGATATGAATTAGAATATATCAACGGAGGAAGACGATAAATGGGAGCAACATACACAAGGCAAAGTAGTGGATCTATTGTAGACGGTTCTACTATTGAAGCAACTCACTTTAATAATGAGTTCGATCAGCTATTAGCTGCATTTGCTTCTAGCACAGGTCACACACACGATGGTACATCTGCAGAAGGTGGACCAATAACAAAATTATTAGGAACAGCTATTACTATTGGTGATGCTACATCAGGAACAGATATTGCTGTTACTTTTGATGGAGAATCAAATGATGGCGTATTAACATGGATGGAAGATGAAGATTATTTTAAATTTTCAGATGACATACTAGTTAATAGCACAGAAAAATTACAGTTTAGAGATACTGCAATATATATTAATTCTTCTAC